GAAAAATCTCAAAGTAAAATTAAGAAGAAAACAATCAAAAAGAAATCTAGTACAACAGCTAAAAGTAAGAAAAATAAGCTAGGTACTATACAAATAACAACAAAATCTGTTCATATTCGTTCCGGGCCTGGCGTTAATCATCGAGTTGTAGGATATGTATTCAATGGTGATAAATTATCAGTTTATAAAAAATCAAACGGTTGGTTCTCACTCGGAAACGGTAAGTACATTACGTCAGATAGTGCTTATTCTAAGTTCACAATAAGTGGAAGGAGGGCATAAAAATGGCCATATATACAGTCAAATCATTAAATAAAATTGATTATGGTGCTACAGGAGTAGATGAAATTCTACAAAATGTAGCTTTTATTATGGGAACATTTAAAAATAGTTGCCCTCTTCAACGTGAACTAGGTTGGATACCTGCTATTGATGAACCTATAGATCAAGCGGAATCTACAGATGAAGCCGCAGTTTTAGAAGCAATTGAAGAATTTGAACCTCGAGCAGAAGTCTTAGAAATAACGACTCTTACAAATGAGGAAGGAAAGTCTGAAATAGTTGTGAAAGTAGGTGTTGTAGAAAATGGCTAGATTTAACTTGCCAGATTTTAATTTTTTAACACCAAATTTGGAAGAAATTGAAAAAGAAATGATTTTTATGATCGAGGAAGAGACTGGTGAAAAACTTACTAACAATTTGCCGAAGCGTGCATTTGTAAAAGCTTTGGTAGCATATGTCGCACAGCAATATTATCGTGTAGATAATGGATTAAAACAAAAGTTATTGAGTTATGCAGAAGATGAACCACTTGATCATATAGGCGAGGAATCAGAAACAACAAGACTAGATGAAAGTTATGCCACAACAACTATGTTACTCACTCTTTCTAGCGGCAGAACATCTAATTTTAAAATCCCTGCAGGTACTCGTGTAGTAGTTGGGGAAAATATATTTTTCGCAACAAAGGAAGATATAACCGTAACTACTGAACAAAACGAAATTAATTTTGTGATGCAATGCACAGAACCAGGTTCCTTTGCAAATGGTTATTTACCAGGAGAAATTAACACGCTGGTAGATGTAGATAATATTCCTTATGCAATATCAATTGTTAACACAACAACTACAAGCGGTGGCGCAGATGTAGAGGATAATGATAATTATGCTGAACGAATTCGTACTGCACCTTCAAAATACTCTACTGCAGGACCAGATGACGCATATATCTACTGGGCAAAATCTGCACACCAAGCCATACAAGATGTTGAAGTTGACAGCCCAACACCAGGTGTTACACGTTTAACAATTTTACTCCAAAACGGAGAGCTTCCAAGTGAGGAAATTCTAAATTTGGTCAAAGAAGTTTGTTCAGCTAAAACGGTAAGACCTTTAACTGATAATGTTATTGCAACAGCACCAGAAACAGTTAGTTATGATGCTGAAATTGCTTATTATATTTCATCAGAAAAACAAGCAGTTGCAACAACAATACAAGCTGATGTTCAAACAGCGTTTAATACGTACTTAGTATGGCAACGTTCAAAAATGGGGCGTGATGTTGATTTAACAGAATTAATCGCAAGGTTAAAAATTGCAGGTGCTCAACGTATTGTTATAAATAGTCCTCTATATGCAGAAGTAGACAAGGTAAAGGTAGCAAAAGAGAACGTTACAACACTTACTTTTGCAGGCATAGCCGATGAGTAAACAAATAACAGACCTATTATTAGTTGATGCGTTGCCAGCAGTATTACGAAATGACAAATTCTCTAAAGCATTGACAAAAGCTGTGAACGTACAATTAAACAAATTGTTTGAGCAAGCAATGTTTTATGTAGAAAGTCGAAATTTAATGGACATGCCAGAAGCATTTTTAGACCATCTTGCATATACAAAATACGTTGAATATTACTCTTTTTCTATGTCTAAACAAGAGAAAGTCAATGCAATCAACAGCTCTAGCTTATTACACAAACAAAAAGGCACACCTTCAGCATTAACAACTGTATTAAAAACACTAAATTTCACTGGCTATGCTGAAGAATGGTTTCAATATGATGGGGATCCATATATGTTCAAAGTGTGGATTGAATCAAACGGTACAGATATAACAGTTGAACGTCTCCAAATACTTGAAAAACTTATACAAAAGTACAAAAACAATCGTTCACATCTTGAAGTATTAAATATTTATGCATCGACTCACAGTAATATCAACTACGCAGCTACTACAGCCACTGGTGAATCTATTACTGTATATCCTTGGACACCAAAAACAATTGAATTATCTGCAAATACTCGTTTTGGTGCAGCGGTTATTAACACAACTGAAGTATTTACAGTGTATCCAAAAGAGGAGGGAACAGAGTGAATGAATTTTTCACAATTCTAACAACAGTTGGGCTTGCTAAAATTGCAAATGCCACAATTACAGAAACACCAATAGGTATCACGACAATGGTTGTTGGTGATGGTAATGGTAGTTACTATACACCTACTGTAGATCAAACATCGTTGCGTAAGGAAGTTTGGAGAGGTACCGTTAATGCAGTTGAAACAGATGTATCTAATCCAAAGTGGATTAAAATAGAAGGTCTTATTCCTTCTACTGTTGGTGGTTTTACCGTACGAGAAGTAGGTGTTATCGATGGTGCAGGAGATTTAATTGCAGTCGGTAAATATCCAGCTACGTACAAGCCAACTTTAGATGAAGGTTCATCTAAAGATTTGATTTTACGGATGATTCTAGAAGTAAGTAATGCCAGTGCAGTTACATTAAAAGTAGATCCGTCTGTTGTAATGGCATCAAAGAAATATGTTGATGATGGATTAAATAAGAAAGCTAATAGTACTGATATGCAAGATTTACAGAAAACAGTTAATGAACATAAGGCAGATGAACTGTACCAAGCAGCAGGAGGAACAGCGACAGCTATTACATTAAATATTAACGGTCCTCTTGTTAATGGTTATCCAATGACTTTTATTGCTTCTGCAAATAACAACGGTGCAGCAACCAAAATCAACGGTAAGGCATTGTACAAACCAAATACTACCACTGCACCAACTTTGATTTTAGGCAAAGCATATTCAATTTGGTACAGCCAATCTAGTGACTGTTTTTTTATCAAAGCTAGTGCCGAAGGTTCATCAACTACTGATAAGGTACTAGCAGGATTTACATTCAGTAATGATAATGACACTGGATTAACAGGAACAATACCAAGTAAAGATGCTCAAACATATACACCGAAAACTACCAATCAAACAATAGCATCCGGTCAGTTTTTAAATGGTGTACAAACTATTCTAGGTGATTCAGACTTAATTGCTAGTAACATTAAAAAAGGCATAGATATATTTGGTATATTAGGAACATTGGATGTTGCTAGTTTAGGTGGAAGAAACGTGGCATCCGGTAGTATAACTAATGGAAATGGTGCGGTAAATTTCCAGGCATCTAATGGAATTATTGTAGGGGTAAACTTTGTCACTGTAACCGGATTAACTTTTAAACCATCAGTAATATTAGTATATGATTTAAGTGTTTCATCAACGCCAAGCTTCGCAACTTACAACGACCGTTTAGCTAATAAGTGTCGTATAGCCGTGTATTATTTAAGTAGTAATAATTTACTCAACGCATATGATGCTTATTATGATTCTAATGCAGCTGTTATTAATTCTTCAGGATTTACATTACCTGTAAGAACTACAAATACTCTATTTGGTTGGGTGGCATACGAGTAAAAAATGGGGGGTATTAATATGCAATTAGGAAGAAAAATTTATCATGATAAAGCAACAGGAAATATAATTGTTGATACAGGAGAAAGACAAGGTCCAGTTATCGCTACAACTATTGAACAAGATATTGCAGCCTATACCGATCTGTCGGAACGTAACCGTGACACTTTCGATGTAATTGAGCTAGCTTTTGGTCAATTTGCACAAGATTTCGCAGAGTGTAATGGTTATCATGTCAACTTAGAAACAAAAACACTAGAATTTTCGTATCCTGATCCGAATGAACCTAACGTTGAGCAACCGTATCAAGCTCCGTTGAGCGAGCAAGTTGAAGAATTACGTTTAGCTCAACAAGAGACAAATGAAACGTTGTTAGCGTTTATGGAATCATCATTGTTATCTTAATAAAAATTCGAAATGAGGAATGTAAAATGGCAATCGCACAAGTATTAGTAAAACAGTATGGAGTTTGTGTATATAAGGATGGCACACGTACATTGGCGTCAGTGAACGAAGCCTACGTGGAACCGGTAAAGGAATACGTTGCACAGAACTACAACTTGACGGTAATCGATAACGCGCTTGTGAAAGGCTTCATCTCGGAAGAAGAATATCGCGAAACAATCGCATATACAAAAGAGGTTTAATAGACATCAGGAACATGATGTGCAGTATCGATAACACCTGTTGAGGTGTATTTTTTATGCGGAAAAATAGAGCTTACGTTTTTTCCGTAAGCTCTTATTATTCAACGTAATCAATATACCCTGGAGTATCGATACATGTTTCAATATATTCTTTTAGAGTCAATGGACAATGATGATCATCAATGTCGTCCATCCAACTATAATAACCTATAGCTAATTTCATTTTAACAATATCGTTTTTCAACCAAATTACAGCTAATTTTTCTCCATTTAGTTCAGACAAAGCTTTTTCGACTTCTTTAAGAGTTGTCATGTTTATGCTCCAATCCCTTTTTTATCAGTTCAAGAATTGCCTGAGTTCTATTTTTAATTCGATTTTCAAATTGATAATCTTCTACTTTTCCAAGCAATTCATTCGGAAAATTAACATTTATAGGTGTATTTTTGGTTTTATCTATAGCCAATTTAATCAACTCCTTACCGGTAGTATAAGTTATACAAGTTGTACTTGACAATAAGAACTGGCGTTTGTATTATGGTTGTATAAGTTGTACAACTATAAGGAGTGGTAATGAATGAATAATACAGCAGGAGAAATGCTTATTTCAGAAATTGTCGGTTATATTTCTGAACTTGTACCAATCAATGTTGAACAAACTAAAAATAAGTTATCTGGCATATTTGCTAAATACCATATAACAAAAGTCGAACAGAATGATATACATCCAGATTTAACAGAAAAATCTAAGATATTTTTAGCTTCTAAGAAGTTAGAAGGATTAAGTTTAATTACGTTAGACAGTTATAAAATTGAATTAAGAGTATTTTCTGAATATGTAAAGAAGAGAGTAGAAGATATTACAACTTCGGATATTCGAATATATCTAGGAAAATTTGAAAATCTTAAACTCAGTTCAATTTCGAGAAAACTATCTGTTATAAAAAGTTTTTTCAGTTGGTTAGCTGCAGAAGAATTTATCCAACGAGATCCTACTACAAAGATAAAACCTCCTAAAAAAGAGAAACGTTTACCAAAAGCACTCAGCATTGAAGAATTAGAAATGTTACGAGAAGGATGTAAAACTAAAAGGCAAAGAGCTTTTATTGAGATTCTTTATGCTACTGGTTGTCGTTTATCAGAAGTTCATCAGCTAAACAAAACAGACATTGATATTCAATCAATGTCAACGAAGGTAATTGGTAAAGGAAATAAGGAGAGGGAAGTATATTTATCATTTAAAGCAATGTATCATTTAAAAAAATATTTAGAGAGTCGTGATGATGAATGTGAAGCTTTATTTGTAACAGAAAGAAAACCTTACAGACGTTTATCAAATAGAGGAATACAACGTGAGATAGGTAAGATTGCTGAATCAGCTGGTTTAGAAAAGCATGTGCATCCCCACATTTTGCGTCACACTTTCGCTACATTATTATTAAATAATGGTGCAGAATTAGCAGCAGTCCAAGCCTTGTTAGGGCATGAAGATGCCTCAACAACACAGATTTATGCTCAATTATCAGAAGAGAAAAAACATGAACAACATAAAAAATATCTTATTCAATAAGAGTCCTTTTAAGGACTCTTTTATTATGTAAAAAATGAGGTGCAATTAATGTCAACAGAATTAATAACAGGATTAGATATAACAACAGTAGTAGGGAATGTGTGGTATGTAGCACTAGGTTTCATCCTCTTTGATATCGTCACAGGTTTATTAGCATCAGCAGTTGAGAAGAAGCTAAATTCATCCGTAAATTATATAGGTTTGCTTCGCAAAGTCGGGCTATTCGTAGCACTGGCTTTTTTAGTGTTTGTAGATGCTTTGGTAGATGCAAAAGGCTATGTAATCAAGTTAGGAGTAGGTTTGATTGTGGCATATGAAGGTATGAGCATAGTCGAAAATCTAAGCAGAATTGGTATTAACATTAAGTTCGTTACCAAGTATTTTGACCCAAACAAGTTAGGAAAGGGTGGCAGATAATATGGCTTACAAAATCGAAAATCAAATTATAAATGGACTTCCTAACATCAACTTACAATCTAAATCTTATGTGATAGCTCATGAAAGTGGAAATGGTAAAAATAATGGTAAAAACTCTCTTGAAAACGAATTAGCCTTCATGAAAAGGAATCATCAAAATGCATTTGTAAGCCACTGGGTTGGTGGTGGCGGTCGAATTGTCCAACTAGCTACTGTTGGTAAATTACAATACGGTTGTGGTCCAAAAGGAAATCCTCATAGCTATGCTCAAGTTGAATTAGCTCGAACCAATGATAAAGAAATATTTAAAAAAGATTATGCTGCATATATTTGGTTGCTACGCAAACTTGCTAATGATGCAGGTATTCCAGTTAAACTAGATGGTTCAGGTAAAGGCATCAAAACACATTGCTGGATTACAAATAATTTAGGTGGCACAAGCCATACGGATCCATACTCTTATTTAAAATCCTTCGGAATTAGTGAAGCTCAGTTCAAAAACGATATCGCTATTGGGTTAGAAATTGATATAACGAAAGTAAGCAAACCATCTGTAGAAGCACCTAGCTACTATAAGAGCGGAACTGGCTTATATCGTATCAAAAAAAATTGCTACGCATACAAAGGTGTAAATTTTAGTGATAAATCTAATCGTGTTGAGTTGTGTCAAAAAGGAAATAAGTACACGATTGTGAGCATTGCAAAATATGTTTCTATGTATCGTCTAAAAACAAAATCAGGTTTGTATATTACAGCTAATAAAGAATTTGTAGAAAAAATATAGGCTCTCAGACGATTCGAGATGTACAACTATACGTAAAATTATTTCTCGCGTCGTCTGAGACGTCATTTCTTCACTAATTTAATATCAAATATATATCAAAAATCCTCTTAATCAATCTATTAGGAGGATTTTTTATTTAATAAAAAAGACGTAAAACTAATTCTTAGTTTTCAATTCTTTATTTTCATTGTGTTTTTCTATAGCCCTAATTAAATCTTTCTTTGCTTTAGCTGTCATTTCCAAATCTTCTAATCTACGCTTTCTACTTTTCGGAATTTTAGATTCTAACCATGCGAAAACTAAAATCAAACATGCCATGAACCCTAATATATCAATAATTCCACCCAAGCAAACATCCTTCCGTTTATTTATCTCGCCAATGATTAATTACAAACATGTTCACTTTTTCTTTAATTGTTTTTGCAGGTTCTTTTACTTCTTGAACGATATAAGAAAGAAGAGTCCCCCAAT